TTATCTTCTTCTAACCAGACCATACGGTCAATATCACCACGGTTAAGACCAATATCTTTAAGCTGTCTGTCTGATAGCGTGTTAAGATGCTTGATAGCTTGACGGTGTTCTGACCACATCACTGAGTACCTCAAGAACCTCACAAAGATATTGTTTACCCACCTCTTCTTCATCTGTTATCTCCTGACCCTTTTATAACGCCACGCTTGGCACGATCATCTAGCTTTTCCATATTGACTTGCATTACCTCTTCTAGGTTGCTGTAGAAGTAGTTTGACAGCGCGGTAGCATAGAAGACTACATCACCAATCTCTTTGACGATCTCCTTCTGACTGACCTTCGTGTCGTCTCTGAGGTACTTCTTGATCTTCTCAGCTACTTCTCCTGCCTCACCAATTAAACCAAGGGTGTTCTCAACTAGGCGAGTATCTCCCTCAGTTACAATCTTGTCTTCAACCCAGTAGGAATATGACATCGGTGTGATGTTCATAACCTTGAAGGCGTCTATATCTTCTTGTGTAATCATATCGCTCTCCCGTAGAACTCTGTTGGTGTGCCTGATGGCTTCGCCATGTCGAATAGATACCAAGCACAGTTATCTTTACCCACACTCTTACTTCCTTCAATCCACTTAACCCTGCCGACACTTACCACCTTAACACAGTACGTCATTAAGATAGCTGACTGCTTAGTGTGCATCCAGTCCGCGTCAAACAATAGCCATGTCGGACACATTTGCATCCACATTTCCATTAGGGGGTGTAGTGTCTTTCTGTCCCACGGGGGGTTAGTTATACAGAAGTCTGTTACACCATACTCCCCGAAGGTTAGGTCAAGGGCATCATGCTTATAGATACCCTCAGCCCTTGGCTCAATGTCACAAGCAAACAGACACTCAGCATGTCCCTCAGTCAGTTTCTCTATGTGTTGGATTAAACGTCCGTCACCCGCACAAGGCTCCACATAGTCAAATGCGTAAGGCAAGTGTGGGATCAGTGGCTCTACAGCTTCTATCGGAGTGGGGTAGTAATCCCGTGGTACTCTTTCAAAGTCACTGCGTTTACCCATATAGTTGTTCCAGTCTCTTTAGTGATACAAACTCAGGTTCGTATTTGCCGTTACTGATTTCACGTTTGATAACGACACCCTTCCACCAGTCTAGGTTAGCTTGACCAGCCCAACCCTCTTCCGCTCCCTTGAAGCAACCTGCAACCAAGCCGATAGCACCAGCTGCATCCTTGAACTTCACATCACGCTTGTGGCTGTGACCGCAAGTAGAACTCTTGTACCTATGGTTTAGTAAACTGTTAGCGTGGTGCATACCAGACATGGCAGTACCGTAGTTGCCAGCACTAAAGAAGTGAGCATAAGATACCCCATCATAGTCAGCAATGGCAGGTGCGGAGTTGTGGTACTCATGGTACTCGTCGAACCAATGGTCAGTCTGCAAGTGCTTGAACGACACCCCATACTTGTCGCCCTCAATGCGTGGATCGTGCTTCAAGGCTTTCTTGATACGGTTTTCGTGGTTTCCTTCAAAGCCAAACCAAGCGGCCCGTTTGTACTTCCTAGTATAGGGCTTTCGTCTAAGACGGTCCATTGCTTCATTGTAGTGTTCAATATCTGACTGGTAACTCTGGCTAACAATAGCTTCAGGGTATCGACCATCAAAAGTGTTAAGAGAGCGCATATCGGCCCCGTCACCAAGATCAATAACGTAGTTAGGGTTAACCTCATAGATCAACTCCCCTAGCCAATCGAACCGCTCATTGCTTGTCGAGGGGTCACTGTGTGCGCAACTAAATATGATAGCTGTCTTAGGCATCATACTTCTCCCCGTTATAAGGCATCCTGATTTCTACGGAATCTATAGATTTATCAAACATGCGCTTGAACTTGTAGGCGTCATTGAATGTCTCGAATGGTAGGTCGTCGGTAAACATCTCTCCAGCCTCTACGTCCTCTACACGACAGGTGAGAAGGTAGGTTCCATCCTCGCCCCTGAAGGCGTCATTGAAGACACGATGCACCTTATATACTATTTCAGCCATTCTTCGGGTATCCTTTTGTCTGCGTACATGAAGTCATTCTTATCTGCCCACATGCCCAATGTTGTTTTAGACCCTTTACGAATCTTAGCGCGACTGTTGCTGAACACAAACCGTATGTCAAGCTCAGGGTGTTGCTTCTTGATCTCTAAATGTTTCATTCTGTCATCTGTTGTGAAGCGACCTTTTGATTCAACTATCACACCGTTAGGCAAAATGAAGTCGGGGGTGTAACTCTTGTTACGATGTAAGACCCACTTGATCTTCATGGTCTCGTAGCCGAAAGCTACACCCCTTTGTTTGAGGTCTTCTGATATGTCATCCTCAAGCCCAGAACGGTAACCGTGCTTTATAGCTTGCTGTCGCTTCGAGCTTTTGGAGGCAACCATATCTCACCCTCTTTCCTTCGTAACCAGAGTAGTCTGGCGTTCTCTGTGACCCTTGTTTCGTCCCCGTCATACGCTTTGACGACACGATCCCATAGGTCTTCTTCTCCTGTAGCTCCATCCAATATCTTCTCTGCCTTCTTAGGTCCAACCTTGAACAAACCAACAATGTTGTCAGCCCTGTCTCCAGTTAGGATTTGAGTATAGAAGAACTTGATACCTTCGTCTGGTGTTACCTTAGTGTAATCGCCCCTGACAATGTTGAAGTGCCAACAGGGTATCTGTAGCATATCTTTGTCAATAGAGGCGACACAAGCATCGTAACCTAGTCGGGCGGCTTCAATGGCAATGAGGTCATCGGCTTCCTCTCCTTTGCTTATAGTGGCTTTATACTTGCTCTCCATGTAGTCTCTGGCGTGTTGCAAGTGTCGGGGTTTCTGAACGCTTTTCCTGTTTCCCTTGTAGACATGAGACTTGGCAATCTCAAATCGGAAGTTACCCTTACCAGTTAGGTAAACGATGTAGTCTTCCAGTATCTCAGGGAACAGAACAGTCTTGTCTAAGATGAAGTCAATGAGGGCATCAATCTTTGCTTCGGTATCTTTCGATCCCATCTGTTCAGTGGAGAAGGCTGCACGGTACGCAAGGATGTCCCCGTCTATCAGTACCTTCCCCATTTCCATTTAGACATCTCCCCAGTGCATATCTCCCGCATCGTCCTCAAACCCTACAGCCTTGACGTAGGTGTAGCCCATAGATACAGCAGCCTGAGCAAACAATGTAGCTAGGTCTGTGAGGTCCATAACACTATCTCTTGATACATCAGAACTCCCATCGTAGCCATCGTCACTCTTATCCATGTAGGCGTTAACAGTTACTCGCATTTATATCTCCTTAAAACGCAAACAGTTCATCATCTTCTGAGATGACAGAGTTACTTTCATATGCCACATGCTCTGTGACGCCAATGTTAAGTAGTCGGACACCAGCACCGTTCGCATAAACATCAAACTGTACCTTAGCCTTCGTACCATTACCAAGTGGGCCATCTGCCTCAAAGTCCCACATACGCTTGTTATCACGCCCTTGTGTGAGGTCTACCACCTTCGGTGCGCCACCATAGTCAACCTCAACAGGTTCGCCTGTCTTGTTGTCTGTGAAGGTCTTAACGTCTGACAACCTACGTTTGATCTTCATGTACTTACCGATACCCAAGTCTGCGTTCCCCTGTAGGATGCGGTTACTGTTCATCGGGTGTAGTTCCAGACCTTCTTTCTCAAGCTGGTCGATCTGTGCCTGATCGGTGAAGTATGCGTTAGTGATGAACTGCCCACCGTTAGCATAGATTGCTTGTGCAGCCCGTGGGCCATCAGCTGAACCCATGTCTGCGTTTTGCTCAAACACTTTTGCGTATTCGAGTACCATGTCCATTGTGTATTTAGCCATATCGAGTTTTCCTTTCGGCTGTTGGTATATAAGTATAACCCTTAATTTTGCCCTATCGCAACCAAGGGTAAGAAATAAAATTAGTGGATGTCGGCGTATGTTGTACCGAACTGAGCATCCACACCTAGAGGTACGTTAAGTTTCAGTTCCTCATTGAGAATTTCTATCGCACCCTCCATTACATTTTTTGTCGCATCCTCTTCTCCTTTCTTAACTACGGCGATGATCTCGTCGTGGAACTGACCCACAGTCTCTATACCATTCTTACGACACAGAGACACCCAACTGTCAAAGCAGAACACCCCAGTACCTTGGTTGAGAGTAGAGAAACGATCCTTCTCACTCCGTAAACTGTACCAGAACTTAGACACAGGGTTCTGCAACCACATGCCATCGAAGAAGGTACTTGTACGGACCGTAGAAGCCACCTTTTCTACTGACCAGTTGCGAGACCAGAAAGCATCTAACAGCACCTTACAGTCCTTAGCTGGCATACCAGTGGTGCGTGAGAGAGTAGCTGCACCAACACCATATGTTGCGCTGTAGTTGACGACCTTGTAATTCTTACGGAGGGCTTTGAGTGACCGCTCTCCGCTGTTGTGCATGTCG